ATATTGAACACCTATGGAAATTTACCAAGTGTGTTAACAGGGCAATATATTAGCACTGGTACATTACCTAATGATGGAACTGGGGACACCTTATCGGTAGCATTCAATAAAATAAACACAAACTTTGCAAATTTATTTTCTATCATAAATTCATATGCAGAGTCTCCAATATCAATTCAATTCGTTGATATGGGAAATGGATCGAATAGTAACAGCGGAGATACATTATCGAGTGCTTTTACTAAGGTAAATGACAATTTTACCAAATTTTTTGATATATTGATTCAACAGTTTGAATCATTTTTTAGTATTGAAGTAGTTGAAGAACCATCTACTTTTAGTATCGAGCCCATGTCTTTTTCTGCGCCTATGACCTTTTCAGTTCCTACATTGATGAGTGTTTCATCATATACAAGTGCAGTAGATTCGCAAGAAATTATCAACATAGGCGCTTTACCAAACGATGGTACAGGTGATCCGTTACGAACTGCATTTGCTAAAATCAATAACAATTTCACAACTCTTTTTAGCACTACTACTGGTAATGGAACTGCAACTACTACGGGAAGTAGTTCAGGGCAAGTAATTTTTGATACTGAAATCGCAAATTTTTCATCAGCGACATTTACTATAAAAAGCAAAGATGCTTTTGCTAATAGCCAAAACATTACGTTATCAGCACAAATAAGTAATGATAATTCTAATGTTTCATTTTCGGCTTATGGCACAACATTTATAGGCACTCCTATATGCAGATTTGATATGGATATTGATGGGTCGAACTTAAGAATATTATGTGATCCATTGACATCTAATGATTTAACGCATACCATTTATTCACAACTATTGATTGAACCATGAGAGCAAAAGAATTTATTTCAGAGCAAAAATTATCTGACGTACATGATGGCTTAGAAGTTGCTGCTAAAGCATTACCATTTACATATATTATTCCTGAACTAGAAAATCAAGACTTTTATGACCTGTACAGGTTCGGAGTTGCTATGGCAGATGTTAGAGGTACATCAGGAAATGATGACGTAAATAAGTTTAAGCCAGAATTCAAATCTGAATCGGACTGGAATGAAAAACAAATTGTCAGTAGTTTTGACCCAACTATAGGAAAAGTAATTGATCAAGCATTAGCAAAGATCAATAAAAAAGGTAAAACTATGGTAAGCTCCCCGGGCAGTGATGAGATGGATGACACTGAAAAGAAGTCACCATTGAAGCCATTTAAAGGGTACAAAAAATGAGAGCGAAAGAATTTATTCCAGAGGGAGAAAATCCTAAAATATCCAAACTAAATCAATCTGCGACAAAAGGATTGCATTTGTTTAGAGATGGCAATCAATGGACTACCGATTATACATTGAATCGTATAATGATGGCAGTTGCAGGCACTGATGGCAAAACACCACCTGAATTAGATAAAACAAGTTGGATAGGCAGATATAAATCTTCGCACCCATATACCCAAGAAGAATCAGATATGCTTAAACTTGCATATAAGGCAGTTGGGGCAGATTTCGATGACCTTAATAAAGGTGACTTAAATAGTGAAGAATTAAAATCCACTAACACACAAAGCACATTAAAACCATTTAAAGGGTATAAGAAAAAATAAACAACAGTTGAATCATTCATAAGTAAACTTACTATGATAGATATTAATTCAACGTTGGATCTTCTCAAGATCAAGTTATATAACGAGTGGCTTTACACCGCGCATGTTTATTCTGAAGGTGAAAGCCAATATCACAAAGATTTAACTGCAACAGTAATCAAATCTTATGTTGATCCTTTGAACCTACCACTAAATGCCAAAATATTAGATTTAGGTTGTGGTCCTGGTTACTTTCTTGATGTAATGAAGGAAAAAGGATACAATGATTTAACTGGTGTAACGTTAAGTGAAGGTGATATAAAATTATGTCAAAGCAAAGGGCATACTATTAAAAAATATGATTTGTCTTTCTTGCCAAAGAAAGATGGGTATATTGATGAAAGCGTAGATTTTATATTTTTGCGACATGCATTAGAACATAGCCCGTATCCTATTTTCTCATTGATTGAATACAATAGGGTATTAAAGCAAAATGCAAAAATTTATATTGAAGTCCCTGCCCCTGATTGCGAACGTAAGCATGAATTCAATTTAAATCATTACAGCATATTTGGTCATGTACAGTTAGCAGCCTTATTACAAAGAACTGGATTCAAAATTGATGTTTTCAATAATTTAGACTTTGATTTGAATATTCCTGATAAGGAAGGTACACCTATTACGATGAAGGAAAAATTCTATTGTATTGTGGCAACTAAGAAAAGACCATTAGACATAAAATAAGATAAAGGAGTTATGCCCCTTTTTGCATAAATAGATATAGTAAATTTTTAGGAATAAAAATGTCAACATATATCTATACATCAACTAGTACGGCAGACGTTTCTGCAAATATTGCAACCGATAAAATAAGAATTGCTACTACTGAAAATCCAATTTTATATGCAGTTGGGTATCCCAATGTTTCTGGCACCGGTACTGTAGTATGTGCAACTAATAGTGATACTGTTACTGGAACATCTACAGCGTTCGTGACTGAATTAGGAGTAGGCTACTGGATAGGAAATGCTACTGGGACTACAGTGGGAATAGTTGAGTCTATTGCCAATGCAACAAGTTTAACATTAACCGCAAATGCAAATGTTGCGATTGCTGGTGCTAATTTTACATATAGTCCTTATGGTGTTCCATATGTTGATGATGTATTAGATAGTTCAAATTGCCCTAGAGCAAGCGGAATAATACCTTCAAATACCGTTGAAAATAGCATATTTGTTGGTCAAGGAAATGTAGTTGCTTTCGTCAATGCAGGTGACAGTAATGCAACTTTTAGTATCACTGAATTGGGGATGCCCCATGCTGATACCGGCACTTCAGGATACAATTAAGGAGTAATATATGGCAGTTCCAGAACCAACTGAAGTTGCACCGTGGTATTTACGAAATATAAATCAGGCTTTAAGCCTTGATGAAGCTACCGGTAATGTATATTTAAGAACAGATGCAGTTATTACCGGCAATGTATCGATAGGAAACATTGCTATAGGTGATTTTGGTAATATTGATATTTCAGGCACAACTCTTCCTGTAACGGTAGATAGTGGTAACATTTCAATAACGGGCGAAGTTGAAATAAAAAACGATACAGGCAATCCAATACCTGTAAGTAAAGATGCCAATGTTAATAGTCTAACTAATCCTATATATGTTGAAGGTGTAAATAACGCTAGTTTCTTTGCGCCAACGCAAAGTGATGCATTTGGAAGACTAAGAGTAAGTAATCCATACACATTGTTTGATACAAGAACTATGTATTACGATCACCAACAATTTGCAAGCAATTTAGTTGCAAGTGGAAATGTTGTATATAACGCAAACTCAAGCACATTTCTAATGAGTGTTACCGGATCAGGTGATGCAGTATATCGTGAAACCTTCAAGACGTTTGTCTATCAACCGGGTAAAAGTTTATTAGTTCTCAATACATTTTGTGGTGCTACCCCTACATCAGGTATAACACAACGAATTGGTTATTTTAACGACGAGAATGGTATATACTTTGAAGTAGACGGTACAACAAAAAATATGGTTATCCGTTCAAGCAGCACCGGATCACTGACATATGAAACCGTAGCACAAAGTTCTTGGAATGGAGATAGATTAGATGGGTCAGGGGGTGCAAATAATCCATCTGGAATAACATTAAATGTTGATAGAGATCAAATATTTTGGACAGATGTTGAGTGGTTAGGTGTAGGAAGTGTAAGAACAGGTTTTGTCATAAACGGGCAATTTATAGTTTGCCATACATTTAATCATGCTAATGAAACAGGGAATGTCACTACTTATATGGGCACTGCTAATTTGCCCATACGTTACGAGTTGATTAGTACTGGACCTGCTGCAACGCTAAGACAAATCTGTAGTACAGTGATATCAGAAGGTGGTTATCAACTTTCAGGTGAAGCAAAGAGTATAGGTCACACATTTGCTCAACTAGTGTCATTACCCAATGATGATAGTTATGTGCCGGTTATGTCTATAAGATTGAAGAGCACGATGCCCGATGCTATCGTTATACCAACAACTTGGAGTTTAAGTGTAAGTTCAAATGATTTATACGGATGGAAAATAATTCGTAGGGGAATTACAAGTGGTGGTTCTTGGAATTCAGCAGGTGCTGATAGTCCCGTAGAATATAATTTGGCACCTACTGCATTAGTTAGCGGGGATACGGTTGATGAGGGTTATATACGTGCATCAAATCAAAGTGTAAGTTCTCCTTCAAATCAAGCGATTACCTTTGAAAATCAACTTATACGTGATCCTTTTGCTGGGACAATGTATGAGTTTGTCATCATGGCGGCAACAGATGGAACTAATCAAAAAGCATTAGCCGCGGTACAATGGCAGCAGATATCTTAATATAAAGATGAATACCCCAACATTAGTTAAAACTCCATATACCAAGACATTATTCAAGACACAAAAAGACTTGGATGATTTTATAAAGTGTTGCGACCCGGTTGATGGGTATTTGTATTTCATGGATAATTTTTTCTACATACAACACCCAACACGGGGTAGTATGTTGTATCATCCTTGGCCCTATCAAAAACGGTTGATAGAAACTTATCACAAATATCGTTTTAGTATTAGTTTAATGCCTCGTCAAAGTGGTAAATCAACCAGTGCTGCTGGTTATTTACTTTGGTATGCAATGTTTGTTCCAGACTCAACAATATTAATTGCTGCACACAAGTACACCGGTGCTCAAGAAATTATGCAACGTATACGTTATGCATACGAAAATTGCCCAGATCATATCAAAGCCGGCGTAGTTACCTACAATAAAGGTTCGTTAGAGTTTGAAAATGGTTCTCGTATAGTTTCAGCAACCACTACTGAAAACACAGGTCGTGGTATGTCTATTTCATTATTGTACTTAGACGAATTCGCATTCGTTAGACCTAGTATTGCTGAATTGTTCTGGACATCTATTACTCCCACATTATCTACAGGTGGTAAAGCAATCATTACAAGTACCCCAAACAGTGACGAAGATCAATTTGCATTGATTTGGAAACAAGCAAACAAATGTCAAGATGAATACGGAAATGAAACTGAACTTGGTATAAATGGCTTCAAAGCATACCAGGCCCATTACACTGAGCAACCAGGCAGAGATGACAAATGGGCAAAAGAAATGGAAGCACAACTTGGCCCTGACAAATTCAAGCGAGAAATTCTTTGTCAATTCATTATTGCAGATGAAACCTTAATTGCACCTACTACCTTGATTGATTTATCTGGCGTCGAACCTATAAGCAGAATGGGTCAAGTTCGTTGGTACAAAAAACCAGAAAAAGGTAATATTTATACAGTAGCATTAGATCCTAGTTTGGGTACTGGTTCTGATCCAGCAGCAATACAAATTTATGAAGCAAACACCACTACTCAAGTGGGTGAGTGGAAGCACAACAAAACAGATATTCCAAATCAAATCAAACTATTAGCACAGATAAACAAATATATTGT